AGATTTGAAAGAATGGCAGAATATTATATGAGCCAATACAATATCGAATGGAGAATGATATTAGAAGATGGTGTAGAGTATGATGTAGATTCTGATGGAACTATTATCTCTAATGAAAGAGAACCATTACATGGGTTTAGAAGATTGACTAGATAATGGCTTTAGATATTAAGATTAAAACTAATGCAAAATCTATACAAAAAAGATACTCAAGAATACAAAAAAAATTTAAAAGCATAATTGAAAAAGGAATATTACAAGGTGGTTTTCAATTACTAGATATTATTAGAACTAAAACTGCAAAAGGAATTGATTTTAGAGATAGACCATTTCTTCCTTATTCGTCAGGCTATTTAAAAAGATTGCAAAAAGAGGGCAGATCAACAAAAGTTGATTTGTTTTATTCTGGTAGAATGATGGGTGCTTTAACACCTGGTGGAAGAACAGTAAAAAAAACAGGAACAAATAAAATTACATTAGGATTTAGTAATTCTCAAATGTTACAAAGAGCATTATTTAATCAAGTATTAGGTAAAAATAAGAGGGAATTTTTTGGATTTAATGATAGAACAGCTAATATAATAAGAAAGCAATTTAATAGATTTGTTGCAAAAGAATTTAGGAGAGCAAGAATATGAGTGTAAGAGAAAACATAGCTAGTAATTTATTATCAGTTATATCTGCTATATCTAGCCCAGCAATTAAAAAAGCAACTAGACAACCATTTATATTAGACGAATTATCAGAGCAACAATACCCAGCAGTAATAGTTCAAACATCAGAAGAAAATAGAGATGATGCAGAACTTGGAAGTGGTGCTAGAACTAGAACAGGCACTATTGATTTTTTAATATTAGGTTTTGTTAAGGGTGCAGAAGCTAATATAGATACTAAAAGAAATGAATTAATAACAGCTATTGAAACTGCAATAGAAACTGATATTACTAGAAATGGTAATGCACTTGATTCAGAGGTTGTTCAAGTAGAAACTGACGAGGGTAGTTTATTTCCTGTTGGTGGCATTAGAATGACAATAAGATGTATGTATGAATTTCAATCAGGAACACCATAATGGCTAAAGCAGATCAATTAATAGATAAACTAGAAAATAAGCTAGATGATGTTGAAAAGCTAGTAGATGAAATTTCTTTAATGATTATGGATTGTAGAAAAAAAATAGACAACTATAAAGATGGCGAAAGTATAGAAGATTTTCCTGAACTAGATGAGTTCAATGAACTTGACGAAGAAGAAGAAAACTAATAAAAGAGCATTATGGCTAAAGATATTAAATTATATAAAGGTAACTCAGAGATCATTATAAATGAATCTAACCTTGAACATTATTTAAGACTAGGCTATAAGCAAGAAAAAGAAAATAAACCAAAATCTAACAAGGATAAAAAGACATGGCAACACATCACGGAAAAGAAGGAGTTGTAACAGCTGGTGGAACTGCTGTTGGGGAACTAACATCATTCACACTTGAAACAACAGGAGATGTAGTAGAGGATACAGCTTTAACAGATGCAACTAAATCATTTGTTAGTGGCAGAACATCATTCTCTGGTACATTAGAAATGCACTTTGACGAAACTGATGCTCAACAAGAAACTTTAACTGCTGGTTCTTCTATCTCATTTGTTTTATTACCAGAGGGTAATGATTCAGGAGATGCAAGTTACACAGGAACAGGAATTGTTACTGGTATGAGTATTAATAACTCAATGGACGCAATCGTTTCAAGAACTGTTACTTTTCAAGGTACAGGCGCTTTAACTGTAGGTACTGTATAATTCTAATTTATGTCAGTTATTGATAGAGTTAAATCTCATTTTGAAACTCTTAAAACTATCACTATTGAAGTTGAGGAGTGGAAAGACGAGCATGGTAAGGCTAGTGTATTCTATTCAGAGCCATTAACCCTTGAAGAAAAAAACATTATCTTTAAGAAGTCTAGTAATTTCCAAGACTTAACTGTTCTTGTTGATTTACTTATAATGAAATTGTTAGTTAAAAATGACAAAGGTGATATGATAAAAGCCTTTAGCCCAGAAGATAAATTTGCATTAAGAAAAAAAGCTGATTCAAATGTTATTGCAACAATCTCAAATAAAATACTTGCAGATACTAGCTTTGAGGAAGCCGAAAAAAAGTAGATAGCGAACCTGAAATAAGGTCGCTTTTAGTTGTTGCCGATAGATTACACATCACAATCCAAGAAGTTTTAGATATGCCTGTTAGCCATTATAATCTTTGGTTAGCTTACTTGAAAAAAGAACAAGAACAGTATAAAACAAAACAATCTTTAGCAGAAGCAAGGAATTTAAAATAATGGCAAATCAAAAACTTAATATAGACATAGTAGCAAAGGATAAATCCAAACAGGCATTAAGTAATGTTCAAAAAGGTTTATCAAGATTAAAACAATCTGTATTTAATTTAAAAAATGCTTTTATAGGTTTGGGTGCTGGACTTGTTGTTAAAGGATTCATAGATGCTGGAATACAAGTAGAAAATCTATCAGTACAATTAAAAACATTATTTGGTTCTGCACAAGAGGGAGAAAAGGCATTAAGATCAATAACAAAATTTGCGGCAACAACTCCATTTGAATTAAAAAATATTCAACAAGGTGTAACTTCATTAGCAGTTGTAAGAAAACAAGCAGAAGCGGCTGGTTTAAGTTTTGATGATTTACTAACACTTACAGGTAATGTAGCGGCACAAATGGGTGGAGATTTTGCATTTGCATCTTTTCAAATTCAAAAAGCATTTAGTACAGGTATTGCGGCGGCAGAATCACTAAAAGAAAGAGGTGTTGCTGGTATGGCTGGATTTAAAGCTGGTGTTAGTGTTAATGCTATGGACACTATTAAAATAATGAATAAAGCCTTTGGAAAAGGTGGAGAGTTTGGAAATCTTATGGAAGAACTTTCTAAAACATTATTTGGAACAATCTCTAATTTAAAAGATGCTTTTTTTATTTTCCAAGTAGGAGTTTCTAAAGGTTTTTTTGATACACTAAAAAGTAATTTAGGAGATTTAAAAAAGACAATTGAAGATAATAGCAAAGAAATAGCAGAATTTGGTTTAATGATTGGCTCAGGATTAAGTACAGCAATTAGTGGAACAGCAAAATTTTTAAAATTTTTAAAAGACAATATAGATGCAATAACAGTTGCATTTAGAATATTTATAGCTTTAAAAGTAGTTTCTTTTTTTCATAATTTAGCAATTGCAATAGGAGTTGCAAATGGTGCTATGTTAGGATTTAACGCAACAGTTAGAAAAAATTTATTAATTGGTGCGGCAGTAGCCACTATTGCTTCTTTAGATATAATTATTGCTAAATTAAAAGTAGCGGCAGAATTTATGGGCTTAATTAATGGAAAAGAAACACCAAAACCTGACGAAGATAAAGGAAATAATGATGCTGAATTAGTTAAAAAATTTGCAAAAATGGAAACATTATCTGAAGCAATAGATAGAAACTTTAAAGATGTTTTTATCTCTTTTAGAGAAGCAAATGAAACAGTTATAAATGATATGCAAGGTAAATTATCAATTATAGGTCAAACAATAGGTAAAAGTTTAAGTGGTGGAATTAAAAATTTTTCAGATGCTTTTGCTCGATCAGTAATACTAGGAGAAAAATTATCAGAATCATTTAAGAAAATGGCACAACAATTAGGAGTTAAAATTTTAAGTGCATTAATAGAAATACTTGCAAGAAAAAGTGTTGAACTCGCAATAGAAAAATTAATTACAAGAGAAAAACAAAAACAAGCTATGTTAAGCACAACAAACGCATTATCAGGATTAGGCTCACTAAAAGGTTTCTTTGGTATGGCTAAAGGTGGTGCAGTATCTAAAGGACAACCTTATGTGGTTGGAGAAAATGGTCCAGAAATGTTTATACCTAACTCAACAGGACAAATAACACAAAATGCTAGAGGCACAGGAAATGGTGGTGCTACTACAGTTAATTTTAATATCAACACAGTAGATGCTTCTGGTTTTGAAGAATTACTTGTAAGATCAAGAGGAACTATTACACAATTAATTAATAACGCAGTTAATGAAAGAGGGAGTAAAAACTTAATCTAATGTCAGGTGCTTTTCCAATATCTACTGCTAAGTTTGAATCTTTAGGAATAAAGTC